AAAACATAAACATCAATCCAACCTTTTGTTTTACCTCTAATAATATTAGGATAATATTTGGGTGTTAAATTTTTTTTATTTTCTGCATTTTCATTGTTGTCATATTGTTCTGTAAAACCTTCTTTGTTTTTCTTTTCTATCAATGCAGGTGGTTGAGTATGAAAGCTCCAGTTGTCTGGTTTAATTAACATAAGAGCTTCATCTCGTGATATGTGATCTGGTACAGGCACATCACCTGCCATAATTGGCCACCAATGATCTTCTTCTGGTGCGTTGGTATCAGCTATAACTCCATACCATGTAGCACCACCATCTCTCATACTTGGGAATCTTCCTACCCTCATAGTACATGCATCTATAATTGACTTAGGTATTTCTCTTGCTTCGTTTACCCAAACACCAGTAAGCTCCAATGATAATAATTTTTTTACATCTTCTGGTCTATCCAAAGCTAAGAATATAACTTCTAGTTCTATATCACCTTTATTTATTCTATGTGTATATGGTACTGACCAAGCAAAGTTTCCCCAAGTATCTTCTGGAAACCAGTCTAACCAAGTTTTGATTGTTGTAGTTTTTAACTGAGGATTAGTATTTCTTATGACTGCCCATCTAGATTTACGAATACCTTGTGAATTTTTTTTTTGTAATAAGGCTCGTCTAAAGATTTCTATACAACAAGCAACTGATTTACCAGAACCTACTGGCCCTCTTAATCCTCTAAAGAAGTCGTCAGACTTCATAAATTTTTTTAATACTTGTCCTTCTGGTTTGTATTGAAAGTTAATCGACATTAGTACCTACATTTGCTTTAAGCAGTTTGTAGATAGTTTCTTCTCCAAAAGCTTCTACTAATTTATCAGCTTCATAATCAGTAATCATATGTGTAGGATAATGTTTAAGATGTGTGTTCTTAACTATTGTTCTTAATCTTCTTCTATCTTTTAATGATAAATTATTTAAAAAACTCATAAAAAATTAATACTACTTAACTCGTCTTGTTCTATAACTTTTTCTCTAATAATATCTAGTATTTGTTTTTCTGTACCATATTTGTTTTCAAAATTTTTTTTATCCATATGTATACCAGTATTACCTTGGTGATGCTCATAACACAATGGAATTACTTCAAAGTGTGAGCTTCTTCTACCGATACCTACGTTCCCTGTACCATTGTTTCTTATATGATGTAATGTTGCAGGAGTTTGGCAGACAAAGCAACCTAATTCAGCTACTTTGTCCATCCAGATTTTTTCTTCTTTGGTAGCCACTATTTCTTTTTTTTGGCTGCCATTATTTTTTTCTTTAAAGCTGTAGGCAAATTTTTTTGTTTTGCACTCATTCCATTGCTTTTACTTGCTGGTCTTCCTCTTTTTGAACCGTAGGTTCCTTTTCCATAAGGCATTTTTTTTCCTCCTCTGTTATTTCATAATATGTAGCTCTACATCCATCTGGTATAGCAGCACTACATTTCTGCATAGCTATAACATCATTATTTGCAGAAAACAATATTTCTTTTTTAAAGGTTTCACCCTTCCATATTTTAGCAATGTAATACATTTATTTTTTCTTAGCTGTCTTTGCTGATTGTTTAAATGCTTTTAATGTTGGTGCACCTTTTGATCCTGGTTTTTTCATTCTTTCACCAGAACCAGATTTAATTCTTTCTCTTTTTGCATGTATGTTTGCATATAAACCTTTTTTAGCCATTTCTTTCTCCTATGATTTTTTGTTATTGTTTGCAAAACTTCTAGCAGCAGCTACCGAACCAAAGCCCCATTTTTTTAATGCTAATGCTTTTCTTGTAGGTCTGCCTTTGCTATCTTTCATTGGCCCCTTCATTCCTGCAAACCTAGCAGCAAATGATACCCTTCTCGGATTCTTTCCAGAACTTACAGGAGCTTTTAAATTAGAACCTTCTGTTCTTTTGAAGAAAGCTCTACCTCTTGCATTTAATCCTCCTTTTGGATTTTGATATACTTTAGCGACCATAGATATTTTTTACCTTTAGCTAATTAAAAATAAACGCACTTATCATAATACCAGTTAGTAATCCTAACCAGAATCCCACAATTCCTTCTCTGTAGTATAATGATAAAACCTGTAGCTGTTTTAAATATTTTTTCAACATTATTTTCCTTGTCTGCTGTATTTTTTAAAATCCCTTTTCTTAGCCTTGTTCATTGAACTTTTCTTAGGCTTTCGACTAGATATACTAGTCCTTTTGTATTTCGCCCTTGTATCATGGGCTAACTTATTGATATCGAATTTAACTCTAGCCATTCTTTCTTGTAGCGCAGTGTGAGCTTAAAATCAACTCTGTTGTGTGTGTAAGTCCACTAGTCATCTAGACGATGGCGTTTTTGCCCCCACCCCCTCGTTCCGAGTGGGGCAAAGTCGGTACGCTGTACCGTCACTTTTTTATGTAAGGTCGATGTTAATCTTAATGTCCCCTTGGATATTATGTGCTACCTTGTCTGGAGCTCTCAGTCCTACCCTGTCGAGTATGTCTCTTGATGCTTCGAGTTGTACATACTCTGATCTAGCTCCACTAGACAGGTCGATAAGTTTCCTACTCGCACTCACTGCTCCTAATCCTAACGTACGTGCTATTGCTTGTTGCATATAGGTCTGTACTTTTGGGAGTCGTAGTGTGCGAGAAGCACTTACTCTCCCTGCTTCTTCGCTTCCTTTGCTTGAATATCCTGCTGTTTTAGCTGCATCCTTGATACTACATCCAGTTGTTACGATGGTATCTACTAGCTTCTTCTGTTTCTCTGTAAGTTCACTCATATAACGCCTTTTATATTCTACCCCTAACTGTACGTAAAGGTTCGAAACTTAGTTGTCAAGCATTATATTACTTGTCTTGTGTTGTTTTAACTTCACAATACTAAATATAGTATGTGCGACTAACAGGCTCTAGTGCTTCGCACCCAAGCCAACCTCTGTGTCTTGGAACGACACAAGGGTTGTCTTGTCCCTTCGGGTGACGATCCTGGTCGCTAAGCCCTCACTCCGTTCGGTTAATAGGAGTGTCGACAAGCGACACCCTTTTGTCCCATACACGATTTTCTCTTGACGCAGCTCCTAAGGTCGCTGCTTTATTCGCTAAGGACTCGCCTGACAGTTTGCAAAGCAAACTTCTAGGCATCCTCCTACGCTATTGGCTTCGCCTGAGAAACCCCTGCGTTACTCGAAACGCAAGGAACTGCGTTCCCTCTTGCCCTTTGGGCAATTCACCCTGCTAAGTGGCGTTTCTGCGTTACTCGGTATCGCTATGGGCCCCTCACACACACGGGGTGTACTCGCTTGTATCATGAGTTTGCCTCAATGAACATGCCCTTCGGCGAGGACACGACAGTCGCACCCTAAAGGGCGCCAAGCCCTAAAGGGGACTGCTGTGTCGCATGTGTCATTGAGCTTTGCCTCATGATGACTGCTCGAGTAACCAGTGTGTACACATTGGATTTATTAACTTAACTGAAAGGTAATTATGAATAATGAAAGAGCTTCAGATCTTATGTCTTATTTTAAGATAAGAGAAGATTCTGATAAAATCAAGAGAGTTGAGGAGTTGGCTATAAAGCGAGATATTGCTGAGTCGGTAGGTGATACTGATGAGGTAATGGTAATTGATAATGAACTAACATGTTATGGAGGTGAAAGTGTCAAAACTAGCTAACTTGTTAAAGGTAATAGGTATATCTGCTTTGATAATGGTATTCTACTTTGTAGGTGCTATTTTCAGTATATTGTTGTCACCTGTAGTAATTGGGTTGATTGCATACGCAGTATATAAATTAAACAATGATAAACAAACTAACGAAAAGGAGTAAATTATGTCAATGAATGAAACTTATAGAGATGATCCAGATAGCAGACTTGCTAATATGGAAATGGTTTTAGATGAGTCTGAAACTAATATGGTGAATGGTATTAATAGTCTTATTGATAATATTATCACACCATTTATTGATAATGAAGATTGGAGTAGAATTGCCCAATGGAATTTTGATTCTATTTATGGCAGTTTCTACAGACATAATGAAATGTGTCATTCTTCATTAGATAAAACTAAAGAAGCTACAAGACAAGCTGTAAGAGATGATGTTGGTACAGAAATTACCAAAGGTAAGTTATCATCATTAATCTTCAGAAACAAAGTTCAGTCGTTGAATTGTAGAAGATCAGCATTGATAGTTGATGCTCTTGAAACTAAGTACAAAGAGATTTTTGGTAAATCTTATGTACCAGTTGCCAAAAGAGGATCAGTTACTGACAAGGTATATGTCAATCAAGCTGAGAAAAATATGATGGTAGAAGAATTAAAGAAATTAATTGCCTAACCATTAACAAACTTGCCTGTGGCTCGGCTCTGAGCCATGGGCATTTTTTTATCGAGTTAAGAATTTTTTCAAAACTCGGTGGGGCAAAAACATGAGGTGCTACCGAATGTCTTGCAATAACAAGTAATAAGTGTATAATAATAAACAAAGAAAGAGGTGTAAAATGTGGAATAAACTACAAAACTGGCTAATGAATGTATTAGCACAATGGATATGGACAGCTATTATGTTTCCAATTAGAGCTTTCATAGGATTATGTATAGCTATTGGTAAACATATGCCTGAAAAGGTTGAGTTACCATATGAAATTAAAAAGAAAACTGTTAAAGAATAATATGACAGATATAACATATTACACTGTTATATTTATTTTGTTTTTGTTTATAGTTAAAATAATAACAATATAGGTAAATATATGTCCAAACAACAGTTTCTGGATAATCTAGAACAGTTACAAACAGATTATGCAGAATGTAAAATAAATACTCAACAATTCGAAAATGGCTTAAAAAAGCTAGGCATATCTACTGAAGAAGTAGTTTATGAGGTAGAAGCTGCTGAAGAAGCTAGATACGAATATAAATTAGATCAAGCAAAAAGAAAGGAATAACATGGGTTACACAAATTATTGGCATCAATATATTAATTTTACTGATGATCAATGGAAACAGATAAAACATGAAGCTGATTACATTAATGGTATAGCAGATAAAAATCTAGCTGATATTAAAATTACTGATGAACATATAATTTTTAATGGTAACCCGGGTTGTGAAACTTTTGTATTAGAAAAGAATATGCCAACAGAACCAGAATATAAAGGTCAAGATCTATCATTTTATTTCTGTAAAACTAGAGCTTTAACCTATGATATTTATGTATGGCATATGTTAGTCTTTGTTGCTGGTATGATAAATGATACTAGTAAGTTTAGTGTATCAAGAGATTTGTAATGTATTGTATAATTTGGTCTTTAAAAAAGGAGGATAAATGGGAACTATTTACTAACCAATGCTTTATGCATGATAAAGATGCTGCCGAATTTGCATCTAAACAAAAATCAAGAAAACATATTTTTAAAGTAGGAAAGGTTGAAGATTGGTTTTATGGCAAAAGAAAAGAAAGAGAAACCGACAAAGTTTAGTTGGAAAGAACATGATAAATGGATAAATAGTTTTGCTAATGTAAAAACTATATACCCAGAAAATAAACCAACTAAACGTAAACGTAAAAAATAAAATTTGTTCTAGACAAATAGGTAAGTTAGAACCTGTAATTGTAAGAGTAGGCCTAAAATATAGTTCACATCCTTACAATGCTAAAGTCCTACTATGTAAATATTGAATAGTCCAGTAAGGTTAAATTGTAATATACACCTGTCATGGTTTACACTATTTAATATTTATTAAATATCCCCCTCGAATGAGGGGGATTGATTAACTAGAAAGAAAGAAAGAGGTCTTATGCAAACAAATATACAAATGAAAGAAAACAATCTACTCACAATAGATCCAAGTGCGTATTTTGAAGTAGAAAAAAAACAATTGTTTTATTGGTCAGAAAAAGAAGATGATATTGCAATTGATCAAGAAGATACACCAGTAGAAAGATATGCTTTAGTAAGAAAAGATACTGGTAAATTATTAGGTATACATTCTGATGATTATATTGTCAGACCATATTCTGTATTATCTGAAAAAGTAAATGAAGTAATATTAGATGCTGTACCAAATATAGATCAATGGAAAATAACTACAGAAGATCACGTTTATGCTGATGGTAAAAAGTTTAGAAGAAATATAAACTTTTGGAATAAGCAAATTTATTTAGATTCTAATAAACGATCTAACGAATGTATTATTCCACAAGTTAGAATTTATTCATCACTTGATGGACAATGGGGACAGCAAATTATGTTCTCATCTATTTATATGTGGTGCTTAAATGGTATGGTTAGACCAGATTGGACATTTACTGTTTACAATAAACATAGTTCCAAACAGGATATAACCTACAGTGTCGCTGAGTTTCGTGCTGGTTTAGAAAGCCATCAAGAAATGGGTGACGAAATGTTTAAAATGATGCAAAAGAAAGTGAAGGTGAATGATGTTACAGAACTATTCAGAAAAACATTGGCTAACACTCGTAAAGCAAATCTCGACATCGACAATAACAGTATTGTTGTCATGCGTGATCTGGACTCTTTATGGGGTAAGTATGTTGCTAAATATGGCAATACAATTTTTGCGATTTATCAAACTGCGACTGACTGGGCGACTCACCCAATCACCAGAGGAGCTGTTTACAATGTTTCGAGAAAACGAGAAAAACAAGTCGCAGAAATGATGCGATCTGATCATTGGGAAGGATTATATAATGGCTAATTGTTTTTACCATAGTCAATCAAGTGTTAAAAAATGGGGTGGTAGTGTAAGCGATTACCAACCTATACATGATTGGATGGATGAGAGTAAAAAACTTACTTCTCATTTTGCACACAGAGCTTTAAGGCATCATGCAGAAGGTTGTTTTGCTGC